ATGTAAGGCATATCGAACTCAGCGTTTAAAAATAGTAGCACCAATCTTAAAGTAGTCCATTGTTCTCATTTGCTTTTTATTTAGAGTTCAAGCAAATATACAAAAAGAATTTAATCTTTATCTTCCTCGTCTTTATTTAGAACTAAATCTTTTGCTTTATGAAGGTTGCGGACGGTCTTAAAAAACGACGTTAAAAAACTTTTACCCGTTGCTATTTCATAGCTCTCATCCATAGAATAAACTTCTATACCGATTAATATAATAGCGACTATTTTAGTTGCAAGGTGTTCTACGGTTGTGAACATTCCAAGTATCTCACCAATTATAAATTTGTCAATTGCAAATACGAAAAGGACAACAATTATGTAGATGAGCGTTTTATAGACGAACCCCATCCGCATTTTTCGGCTCGTTATTTTGCCTTTGATTTTGTAGGTTTTCCAAATACCGAAACCCATATCGGCAAGGGTAGCCAATCCGACAAGGATAGCCACCCAAGCAATAGGAGCAAAGAAAACAAGTAAAGCGTTTAGCCAAACGACAAATAGACTTTTCCACCAATCAAAGCCAAAACTAAATATTTGCAATTTATTCATCTCAATCTAATCTCATTTATTATAGCCATTATTAACAATATGACTACTATTAATATCACGCTTTTGTCTTTGTGTTGAATTGTGTTATTTCTGTTGCTGTTTGGTCTAGCAATTGATAGTAATACATTGTGTCAGGCGTCAATGCTGTATCGGCGAACTCTAAAGCCGTTCCTGTGTACACGGTTGTTGGTGTTGTCAAAATATAGTTTCCATTAACATCAACCGTGTAAGCCGTTGACCGCTTTAATGTGTAAGATGTTACCCCACTTTTTGATTGCCATTTCGCTAAAAGTTCGGTATCTGAAACGGTTAACACCTTCATGTACAATTCAAACAAACCGATGCACCAAAAATTAAAACCTGTAGCGGACATGAATAAGTTTGTATTTTGAGAAGCATTTGGATTTCCCCAAATCGCCATATTTACCTCTAAATTGAGTATATTAGGACTTGTTATAGTTACTACATCTGCCGAAGTTGGAGGAGTTGTTACCCTTGTGTTTGTTGCTATATCTACTAGGTAGAATCCTATCCCAGCATTTCCAAATAAGGCAGAAAATATCCTTTCTATTCGGTAATTATTTGTGCCTACATAAGTCATCCCCATTGACTCAATAGATACGTTGTTATAACCAGTAGCGAAATTAAAATCTACCTTCCCAGACGTTGGTGCAGCGTATAACGACAATGGGGAGAATCCACTTGGACTAGTTGTAAATGTCCACGTTGTCCCATTTCCCCTCATTGTAACACCTGAAGCTGTGGGTCTGTATACTCGCATATCAGCATAAGAAACCCCAGCAGACGGACCCGTGATACACCCATTTTTAGCGAACAATTCATCAACCCCTGTAACTAGTGATAAAACACTTTTAACTTGTGGATAACCGTATCTTAAACCGCTACCTGATTGACCAATTGCCGAACGAATAAATGAGCTACCGTGGTTGTCTGCGTTTGTTAATTTCTCCCATGTGATGGGTGCGCCATTGCTAACCGCTCCAGTTGGTCGAACAATTACAGAAGCAAAGCAAGCAAACTCATTATCACCTTGTGCCATCATTGACATTGGAACAAATGGGGAAGAACCACCACTAGCGTATAATTCTGTAAAATTGTCGTTTGTTTTAATGAACGCATCGCGTACAAAATCGCCCGTTCCATCGTTAGGACTTGCGCCTACATTTATTTCTTGTTGTGCCATAGTTAAAATTGTGTTGTATCTATTGTTATATTATTGTTGTCTATCGTAAATAGTATCGTGTCTGCTTTAAATGGATATGTCACCCAGCAAGTAGGTGCTGACTCGTCAGAAATTGCGTTTGTACTCCAGAAAGTGTCTGTACCGAAAGCATCGTTCTGCTCCATTGTACAATATACGCTGCCCCATCCTATATTATTTGACATTGTTTTCGTTTTTTATTTTAGCCAAAAATACCTTTAGCTTCTTAATGTTTTCCTCCTTTGGTTTGTACTTCTTTAAATAAACCATCCTTGATAATTGTTTCGCGTATCGGGGTACATATCGCCATTGCTATTCTCGTTGTACTCTGGGAATAAATCTTGATTAAAAGAAATATAATCCAAAAATCTTTCGGTATAATTTTGCGCGATACTTCGTTCTTTTTCAATCAAAAAATCTACTTCGTTTTTCTCTACGTTTACGCTATTTTCGGAAGTATGTTTGTACACTCCAGCGTTGGCAATTGTGTAAGCTGCAAATGGTAAATACTCGACCATTGCCCAATGGATAAGCATAGGTTTTAAATACTTTTCTACAAGCATTTGATAGTTACCGCTTAACGTACCCGCTAAAATATCGCTCTCTAATTTTTCTAATAGTTGAGTTCCTAGGTAATTCTGGATATGAATTTGTTGAGATATTAACACGAACTGAATGAACTTATCTATATCCACATTTCCACCCAAAGCAGTTAGCTTAACGATGTCGTCTCTTGTTATTAGTAGTGCTGTTGCCATTTTATTTTACGTCGCTTGGTAAGTTTTTATTATTTGGACTGAAGCCTTTTAACGGCAAGTTGTTTGGGTAAATCGAAACTTCGTAAGGATTGGTCACTTTGTAGCCTTTAATCTCCGCTGCTCGTGTTCCAAGTTGACTATACCCTTTCTCTATTTTGTTTAAGTCAAGCATAAACGTAACTCTTTCAAATTTATGAAAACATCGCGCTCCGCCCTTAAAGCGGAAAATATCGTATGTATTTTTTCCACCTTCACCAAACCCAGGATTAACTGCTCGACGGCTCATTTCGTCTATATCTTCTTTGCGAAATAGTCTACTTTGCTTTGCCATCATTGCCTTGCAAAAGTCGCGGTCTGGCGTTTTGTTTCCAGTATATCGGTATCTTACTTTAAAATACTTTAATTCGCCTACTTTCTTGTCTTGTGAACTCTTTTGGTTTGGTTTTGGATTACCAGTCTGCACGAAGTTATAAACCTTGCTTAAAAGGCTTTGTTTAGGCTCGTATTTACTTTCCGCTTCGATAAGCGCAAGGTCTAACTCATCCTCATTATCTCCACTTTCGCGAGTGTCAACTTCCGACCATTCGTCGCCTAGTTGATTTTCGTCAACACTTGCGAGAATTTCCTCTAAATCGGTGTTCTGTTTGCTTAGATTTGTACCCGTTTCTTCGCTAACTTGCTCGTCTGTATTGGCGTTTTCAAGGTCTGTAAACTCCAAAGGTTTCAAGGTTCTGAAGAATAGCTTTAAACTGATGTCATTGTACGCTAAAATCTTATCTAAAGCGTCAATCAATTCGTCTTGAAGTGGCTTAATAACCATGTTGTTAAACAAGATAAACGAGTTTTCAAGTTCGTCAGCGTTTGAACTAAACCCTGAAGCGTTTGCAATACCGAAAATAAGCGGTGAAGTTACCGAATGTCCGAGCATTATCTTACGAACACACTCTTCTGAAAGGTAAGTGTAGTGGTCTGGCGCGTCGTTTAACGGTATATCCTCAACGGTTGTACTCGATTCTTTGTTGTCATTAAAGGCAACTATAACCTTTTGACCTTTTGAACCAGTCAATTTGCTCATAACCTTATTGGAAATGATGTTTTGTTGCTCCTCTGTTGGCACACCGTTATTGAAATTTACGACCTTCGTACCGCTAAAGCCATTCTGAACCTCGTTAATAAGGTAATCCGCTACTTCTTCCTCCAATAATGTGTAAGGTACTGCGCCTTGGTAGTCTGGATAGGCGTAATATTTCATTCCAACCGAGTACGGCTTCGAGAATAATATCTCTACCTTGTCATTAGACGTTCCAAACGAAGCAAATCTTTTAGGTGGAAATTTCTTAACGTCCTCCCAATTGTCAGAATAGTAATAACCTAAAATCTCGCCATCTTCATTACACTTTTCAGAGCGCAATAGATTAACTGGGATGTGGTATGCTTTTAGTATCTTATCGTGTTTGTCGTTATAGTGAACTTGCAAGGCAAACTGCCCTAACATTTTTCTATCAAAAGCAAGTTTTCGCAAACAGTCTGGATTGAACAAGGCCATCATTTGAGCGTACTCATTCGGCTTTCTCGAAGCGTCTACTGCGCTAATTCCACGACCGTAAATAAGGCGTGAAATAGAGTTTATAATAGCGTTGTTCGTTGTGCTATTTGTATATCTGTCGATAAGGAAAGTATAGTAGTCGTTCGATTCACCAAAACTTACCCACTCGTCTTTTTTCGATTCCTTAATTATCGGAGTCGTGTAAGAGGATAACTGTAATACGTGTACATTGTTACTCATAAACTATAAATGTATTTGCTGTTGTGTTTGATACGTACTGACCTTCGTTGACAGAAAAGTTTACTATCGACTTGTCGGTGCAAAATATCTTGTCCTTATAAACCACGTCTGCACCATCTAAAAGCGTTAGTGAATAGAATCTGCCCTCTTGTAAATCAAATTCAGCTGTGATGCTAGAAATGTAATCTCCGAGCGTTTGAGATACTATAGTAATTGTTTGCGGTACGTTCGTTTGTTCGTCCGTAATGGTAAGCGTATCAAAAGCACCCCGAGGGATAAAATTGAATGTTTGTGCGCTTGTTGACGTTGTTAATATTATCATACTATATTAACGTAAAAAGTTTAAAACTGTTTTAAATAAAAAAAGGGCAACCGAAGCCGCCCCTAATTTAATTCAAAATTGATAGTTAGACAGTAACGATTGTCGCTGAACCGAAAGCAGTAACCAAATCCGCTTCGTTATCTACGTCGATAATGTTCGCTAATACTTTTTCGTTACCTACGAACGTAAGCGTGTACCCATTTAAGTCACCCATTGCAGTCCCGTTTGCAACCGCAGCAGTTGTCAATTCCATTCCATGTTCCAATCCAGCCAAGAAAAATTGACTATTACGGTTTTTCACAATAATGTGAGGGCGACCGTAAGATAACATTTTAACCGATTTGTGAGTGGTCGCGTCTTGTTTCTTCAAGATAACCGAAAGTGTTTGCTCTGTAAAAGTAGTTCCATTCTCACGAGATGAAGAAATTGTTTGCTCGAAAGAATTAGTACCTTTTAATTCATATTTGTAAAGAGATGCAACATTTGCTACCGCGCTAATAACGTCGTCAACTTCTGTTACGTCTGTCGGGTAAGCATAATCTCCGTAATTTACGAAGTAGATAGCGTCGATTCCTCCAACTGCATCTTTGCAGACTTCCAAACGACCATTTGCTAATTCACATGACATATTATTTTGTTTTTTAAAGTTATAAAAAAAGGGAAGGCATCTTACCTCCCCTTCGTTAATTCAATTTAAGCTAATTTTAGTTAGCAGCGTTTGTAATTCCGTATGTAAC